CCTCGAAGTCACTGTCACTGTCATCATCACTTTCAAATTCTGAATCATCGTCACTGTAATAGAAAGTGTCTTCGTGGATCGGTTTGTTGCCGTTCATGTGGTCATGAACGCGTTTCATTTTATCAGCCATCTCCAGATAGATACCATCAGGGATCTTACTGGAGATGTCGTCGAGACAGGCCATAAGGCCTTGTAGGTCTTCCATGTTTTTATTGAAAAATATAAGTTCTATGATTCACTTAGATGGAAAATATACGAAAGATCATGGAAATCATGGATGATGATGAGATGTTCGCAACGAGGAATGAGTGGGCGTATATAAAGATATCAAATGAACTCAAGAAATTACATATAAAATTAAAAGAAATATCTATACGCTCTCCCCCTAGAATAGATCCTTCGGCACCCCCCTTCGTGTGGCGAGATCTTCGACCTGTACGTATCAGACCACGGCGTTAATCCACGTCCATCATCGTAACTTCAGCAACTGAAATACCACCCTGCATCGTCTGTCTCGATGGAGGGTAGTATGCACCTGGTTCAACTGGGTCAGACCACTCTTCATGTAACTCCTGTAGAAACTGATTCAATCCCGGATACATAACCTCTTCATCAAGTTCTCTCCATCGTTGATGAAGTTGTTCTCTATCTCGCTGGGCAGCTGTATCGGGATCGGATGGTAATGGATCCTCAATCCATTCGGGTGGTTGTCCGTCTGTGATTGTAGGTTGATATATAGGGGCTCCCTGTGTTGTTTCGTCACTCACCCACATAGGGATAGTTTGGTCGAGGAATGAAGGTGGTTTCACGTGTTCTCGCAACTCATGGATAGTGTCACACAACCGCAAATAATCCCCTTCTGGGATCCTATCCGAGTTTTTGTCAATAAGATCCATTATTTTATGAAAGAGATCCATATTTCACATGATTATCCCATCATCGTTATATCACTTAGGTTGTCAAAAGACTTTGAGCTTTTTTTGATGTTACTTTCGATCTTATCAAACTCTCGAAATAAAGGTGTAACATCATCACCACGATACTTAGCTTGTCTCACCTTTTCAATAAAATGATACAATTTATTGAACGTATAATTTGTTCCCAATGTCTCTACGAATGATAATAACCGCTTACACTTCGTAATGAGAACATCTAAATCCCGGTGTCTTTCCATTTGAACATTTCTCTCCATTTCAATGTACCGCTTTTCACCACACTCATTATGAGTTTCAATGATAGAACCTACAGCCATTAATTCTTTCATAGATTTTTTACCTTGATCGGGTTTCGGGGCAATGACATCGAGGACCGAGCGTATGAAATTGAACGGCATTTTTTGGGTGCTGGGGGTGGTTCGACTGGTACAGTACAGTAAATAACTTCTTCCCAAATTTTACGTTGTACGTCTGGACACAGCGGTGCGGTAGATTGCAGGAATGCAAATCGTAGATCGTCTGTGGCCAAACCGGGGATTCCAAGTGGTACTCTCGAACGAACAAAAAGTTCGTTGATGGGGAGGACGTATTCGGGCATTATTCGGAATCACTTTAGTTTAGTTCTTTTTCCTTTTTACTTAGGTTTCGTTCAATTGCAATTTTCTCAAGTTCGATATCAAGTGCAAATCGATATGGTGCATCCCATAGAGCACATTTTATCCAGTTATAAGTGTTACTCATGTAATAGGGCCCCATGTATATGAAGGTTTGACAAATTGCCCGGAGATATATCATTGTTTATTTAATAGTGTCATTCTTTTTTATACTCTTTAAAAGTTTGTACGTGTCATAGATCCCATATGCAGCTATACCCCCTGTAAAAATGATAGTTTGTATTGCGATTGGAGGATACATAATATATTTTCTATGATTATATTAAATGAATAGAGAAAACATTGAGAGTAACTTGAAAAAATTACTCAAAGGTGAGAAGGCTTGTATACCAGAACACTTCTTGAAAGTTCCTGTGTACAAATCACCAACCCTTCGTACTGGTAAGGGTAAGCCACTGAGTGAAGGTCAATTTGGTAAGATGTATCGTGGAAGCATTAACGATAACGGTCGTCGGTATGTCGCGTACAAAGAGATAGATACATCGGAAAGTACTGATGGTGCATTTGAGTTTGAGTTCAAGGTTGCCGAAAAATTGAAGGAGTTTGCGGTTCCCGAGATGTACCTCTTTAGGAAGTGCCCCATCCAAGATAAAACACCTAAAAAGGTGCGTAAAGAGAATGGTACGTTGGTCGTACCAGAAAAACGCACCAAACCCAAGGATATTCTTTATATGGAACTTCTTAATGGTAAGTCGTTTAATTCGTGGTGGCAAACCAACCCAACTCTTGATGCGATAAAATCTGTACTCGTACAGGTTTTTGATAATCTTTACCGAATTAACCAAAAATTCCCAACCTTCCGTCACCGTGATTTACATGGAGGTAACGTGATGGTTAATCCAAATGCTCTCACCACCCAATACACTTGGAAAGTTGACACCGGTGGTCAAATAATTAGAAACGACCCCGATGGATCTTTCAGGAACCGTGTCGGTGAACCGAATATCAAAAAGTATAAACGTACAAATGCTGGTGTGGAAGCGCATATCATTGATTTTGGCTTGTCCTATTGGTCTGATCGTATGCCAAACCCAGAAACGGCTGATGGTGGATACGAGGGTGCGGGTATATACAAGGATCGTCCGGGTACGATTTACTACGATACTCATAGGTTCTTGTATATGATTTATGTTAAGGTGCGACAACCAGAGAATGCTAAGGAACGAGCTATTAAAAATTTCATCGAAGAACTCATACCTAACAAAGAGTTCCTCGAGTATAATGGGAAATTCACAAGTCAGGGATATCTGAAGATGCCCGGTTATCGCACGGATATAAACGCCAAGGAGCTTCGTGAAAATATCCCCTCCTTCAAGACTATTTTGACGCACCCATTCTTAACTGGTGAGAAATCATCAAATAGACCAAAGACTCTCTCGGAGGCTCTCAAATTGATCGCTCCTAAGCCCAGGTCTAAGCCTAAGACTCCTCCTAAGATCAAGACTCCCAAGGCTAAGACTCCCAGTCCCAAACTTTCAACTACGGAAAGGAAGAAGAAGATGAACAGTGCGATTAAGAGGGCTATGGCTGTACTTGCGGCTAACAAGAATAAACCCAAAGCCAAACCAGTACCCCGAAGGAGACCTGGTGTTGTACTTCCCAACCCAGTCCCTGAGATTCAACCGACCAGTCCAAGCCCCAAGGCTAAGCAAAAGAACTTGCAAGCTTACGGTGCCAAGATACAAGCAAAGATCAATCGTCAGATACAGCTTGGACGTGATGCACGGTTCTCTTTCGTCAATGTAAAGGGTAAGAAGCGTGAGTATGTGAGAAAGGGTGCATACGAGACGGCTCTGGCTAAGAACAAGGCATTTAGGGAAGAAATGGCGAAGCCAACGTTATCAAATAGGGCTCGAGCTAAGAGGATGGATCGTGGTCAGCCATTTTATATGATGACACCTCAAAACGTAAGGAATGCCATAAAGGGTGGTAAGAATATGAAATTTGTTGGAGGATCAAAGGGTTTCAAGACGGTCACCCCCAAAGCCAAGTGGTCTAACGCAAATAATAAACAATTCATGGAATTGTTGGCACGGGAAAAGAACGCACAGAGAAAACTTTCCAATCAGATGAACAAGGCAAGGCCTCTCAAGAATGGACCATTGGACCCGGCGGTTGCTTACGCTCTCAATACTCCCAAAAATACCAAAAAGATAAACAAGTACGTGAACGGTCTATCAAACGATGAACGTAATATGCTCAAAAAGAAGATTTGTCAACCTTAAAAACCCTCCTCATACCCTCGTCAACTTCAGAGAGTATCTTAAACTTTGGAGTCTTGACGAGTTTGTCACCATTCATAGTGACGAATGATTTCATCCGTTCAACTTCACCACGGGGCATTTTCCTGGTGTATTTGAGTGTGACATTATTGTTTCCAATAGTGAATACGGTTGACGTCATTTTTTTAATATTTACCTATAATAAAAAATGCTGTCTTTCATTATTCTCGTGATCATTAACATTTACATTCTCTACCAGACCGGTAAACCTCGTGTCGGAGCGACCATCTCTAACGGTGAGGAATGGACTATTTACGGGACCATGGGTTGTGGTTGGACTCGTAAGCAGTTGGAATACATGGAAAAGACTGGAAAGGCCTTCACTTTCGTTGACTGTGATAAAGAAGGATGTACAGATATAAATGTATTTCCAACTATTGTTCATCCTACTGGTGAGAAAACCAGTGGATACAGTGAACTTTAATTTAAATTATTACTCATAAGTTGTTTGTTTCAATTTATCAATAATAAAATATTACAGGGACGATTAATATGTTTAGATACCGCGGACAACCTGGAGAGATAGTGCAAGAATGACGGCATCAAGTATAGTGTTGATAGGTTTGAGAATGGTTATATGCTTTACGAGGGAACGATTCCATACGATACGGAGGAGGAAGGCACTAATAAGAATGCTTAGCACAAACATGAGAAACTCACGGAGCATATCAGATTTGGTTGGGGATTGAACAATTTCCTTGATCATTTACTACAGATGGATATTTTTTTTCTGAACAAACTACAAATGAAGAACCTACCACTGAGTGGTTCGGAAAGAATGTTTACCAATAAACGATGGGGAACTGCCACTGGTATTGGAAACAATAACTGTTATGCGTATGCAGTTGGAGACTACGAAGCCTATAGGTGGCAAAAGTCAATCCCGGGTGATCGTTCCGGTCTTTCGAACAACGGGCATAACTATACACATTGCACAAGTCTCCCTAAACGGGTTATTTCCGATAACCCAACCAAAATTTATCGTGCAAAAGCGAACGAAAAGTGTAAAAGAGGATATTATAAAGTCATGATGTTTGTTTGTCCTGGAAGACCAACAAACTATATCCGACAAGGGGACTTTCACTTCTACGTACAACATAGTGTAGTTGAGTATAGAATTAAACCAGGTGATACCCAAGAATCTGTGGCTAAGTTTTTTAAGATACCGATATCTCGAGTCAAGAGAGCTGGAAAGTTTGAAGTTAACAAAAAAATTATATTTAAATCTAACGTATTCAGTCACAAGAGGGGTTGGGCAACGGGCCCACTTCTGACTGATGCGAGTGGTAAGTCTATAAAGGATCCTCGCAAGGCGGATAAAAACTACCCGGGGCTAAACTACGAGCGATATTGTAGTTCATTCTGTGTCAAGGATAAGGGAATCAAGGTCGGACAGACTCACCCCAAGGTCAGAAAGAAGACTGTCTAAATCTAAAGTATTTTCTACATCGAATGACATATCGAAGATGTCCATTATATTAAAAATAGCGTTACTCTCTAACGAGACTGTATTTGAAGTTGCGGTGTAATTGTTCTGAACAGTTAACGTAACTTTAAATTGAGATACATCAAAAACTTTTCTACAAATTGGACAAGTATTCTTACCTTTACATTTCCATTCTTCTAGACAGTGGGAATGAAACAAATGTCCACAACGGATCGGTTGATTATTTCTTGTCGATCTCACTTCACTGAGACATATGGCACATTGTGACATTCTAGAATACAGATTTAAAGTTTTTCTCGTGATTTAGCTCAGTTAGTATATTTTAGACATATTAAGAAGGGGTTTATCACAAGTGTTACATGGAGGTCCTGTATCTTGCTTAGACTGAATCTGATTAAGTAACTCGGGGCCGGACTTCTGAAGAAGTTGACGGTAAGAATAATTATCCTCGAAGACAATACCATTCTGTTTCATTAAATAATTGTTAGTGAGTTGGGCAGAAGAGTTAATGGTGAAGCACCGACCGTCGGCCATTCCGAGTCGCTGAGACATGTTGTTAATATTAATTTAGAAATTAATTTGCCTGTTGTGAATTGTTTTTATCCACGATTCGAAACCTTTTTTTTTGAGGTTCTCGATCATGGGTTTACACTTATAACCCAGAAATATATCAAAGACATCTGTCTCTACTGTAGGTGAAACCCGGATGGAAGGTTCTTCGTTGATGTGTTGATTGATGATATTATAGGCAAAAGCAATCTCTTTTAGAGTCTCTGCACCAGTGATGATAATTTTGCCGGTTGAGAAAATACTGGTTGTAATCTCCTTCATATCTTGTGCTGGTTTAAACTTGATTTTAACTGCTGAGTACCTATCGGGTTCAAAGGATACCTTGAAAACGTCGGAGTTATTTTCAAAGTGTTCTGTAACTTTTATGAGATTGATGTTATAGTTCAAACTAAAGTTTGAGTTGATCATCACAACCCTGAACGAATCCACTGGTATCTGTTTCTCCATCCCCAAAAACGTTTTGAAAATGTATGTCAATTGAGTTATGATCCGTTTACAATCGAAGAGATCACAACACCCAGCAACTTGAATCGAACCATTGGGGAAAACTTTTACAGATTTCGTACTGTAGGTATCATTATAGGTAAGTGTCACCTGGTTGTAAAAAGTGGTGGGTTTAAGTTTCCACTCAAATCCACCACTACCTTCTGTCCCGACACGTCTCAATTTAAAGGAGTCTGAATCCTCAAAAATACTTCGGAGCTTCTTTATATCGATATTTTGAACATATTTGGATACCATGGTGATTGTTGTAATCTTAACCCACGAAGGTCTTATGTCATCCGGGAGTCCCTTCATAAACTCATCGAGTGTAAGAAGATATGAGAAACTATTATTAGCTATTGTCGAGTACATTCTTTTATCCGTCTTTTATATAAGGTTTTACTTCTTTATATAAATTAGTAGATAATTACCTCAACTTAGGTGTTGTTTAATAACTTAGAGGAATTACAACTTTATATTTTAAATGACTTCCTTTTTAAATAGTGCGAAAGTTGTATACGACATAGAATCTGAACTTGAATATATTGAAATCGAATATGAACGTTACGTAAAAGGTCAGGGATATACGACTTACGTTGACTATTTAAACACAAAACCTTATGCCGATTGGACATTTCTCAAATCGAAGAAACGTTCCATTCCGTATGAAAAGTTCTTAGACACGATGTGTTCAAAAACAACCGAAGTTCGACAGAAGATGTGTGAGATTGCTCTTCATAACATTTTGTCTAAAAAGAAAAACATAAATACTTATATTCGTGTTGCACATGCGAGTAAAATCATTGACCCCACATTCCAACCACCCTGGATTAATACAAAGAGTGCTTGGCAGAGGGAGTATATCAAAATGTTTTGTAACGATACTTTGGATGATATCATTTATAGGACTACGGACAAATCGAGACTTAAATACATGTTTAACGTCTTAAGTTGTATACAATAATAATAAAGGTCATTAGAAGAATCCAAGCACCGAATATAGAAAATTGTGGTTTATTGGCCACACCAACTTTAATTCTTTCAACTATATTCATTTTTTCCTTGGTAAATCCAAAGTCAATGTTTCGCCTTGGTTGTAAAGGATGAGATAAAGAACAACTAGATGTAGATTCTTCACAGAGAGCATAGTCACAGAATACACTTTTCTCTGTTTTAGGTACTACACTTTCATCTTTCATTTCAGAAAAACTCGCAAAATCACCCGTTTGTCTTACACTCCCTGGAAGAGAGAAGTCGTGTGTGACAAATGGGTTTACATCATTAATTGCATCTTCGTCATCGAGCATATACTTACTCATAGTTACTTTTAGTTCAGATTATATTTTTTAGTTTTCATTTTGGAACGGTGCTCGGTCCACATCATATCCAAATCTACATTTAACATATGGGCTATCTGAAAGAGATAACTAAAAACATCACCCATTTCCATCATGACATCTGTTCCCCTCTCCTTCTTCAAATTAGTCTTTTTATACGTTTTCTTGTACTGACGGATCGCACTAGCCAGTTCTCCAAACTCTTCAGTTAACAGGAGCCATACCGTATCTATAGCAGCACGATCCCACCCCTTCAGTTTACATACTTTCTCCGTTTCATGTTTATAGAAGTTTAAGCTCATCTTACTAGTCTATAAAACCAAAACTTTAATTGATTCCAATCTTATTATTGATAGCCATCTTTTTACCAACAGTACTCGTATTAATTGGTTGCGAAAGGGGGACCGAAATGGTATCTATATCTTTTACATAAGACATATACTGTGATACACCTGTTTGAATTTGAGATACAGCGGTTTCTATGACACGACCATTCATCACTTTAACCTGCTCATTCACACGAGAATATGCATCACCGGAATTGTTAATAAATACAACGCGCATAAGTCCATACAGGTCGTCGGAGTTTTGGTAGTCGATCGCAATACCTGTTTTATTCTTGAAGGTTTGACGAATACCACGCTGAAGAAGATTTTTGTTAAATTCTGAAAAGAAAAGAGTGTTGAGTGGAGTCTCACACTGCTTGAGGGTATCGAGATGCAGATTATCACACATATAATATACCCTCGGAAAAAAAAACTTTGTAAATATTAAATGTTAAACCTTGCTGATTTCGATGAGGTGTACAATACCAAGCCAAATAATGTTGATATAATCTCATGTAAAGCTCCAGAGTGTTTCGTTGGTTCTTACCCACCCGTATCTCCAGCTGGAAAAATTGGTGATTTTTATGTGAATACTTACCTTCTCCAGCCCAGTCGTGCTATGGAAGTTGTTGGTACAGTTGCAGTTAGAAGTGGTGATCTTGAAAAGTGTCGCAAGTAAGTTAAAAATAAAACACGTAGAAATAATAGTATGAGAGTCGTTAAACGTTCCGGTCGTATTGAAGATATGAAATTTGACAATGTCACCAATAGGATCAAAAAGTTAACATATGGTCTCTCTGATAAATGCGATTCTACTAAGATTGCCCAGCAGGTATTTTCATCTATGTATGATGAGATCACAGCACAAGAAATTGATACTCTTTCTGCTGAAATATGTGTTGGTATGATTACCACAGATCCAGACTATGAAATCCTTGCAACTCGTATTATCGCCAGTAATATCCAGAAAGTGTGTCCTAACAATTTCTACATGGCCATGAAAAAATTAGCCAAGGCCTGTATTGTTACAGAGGAAGTTGCCAATATTTCTGGACGTGTAAAGGATTACATTGATACCAAGAGAGACTACGATTTTGGTTATTTTGGTTTGAAGACTCTTGAAAAGTCGTACCTGCAACGCCTCGATGGTACACTGATGGAAACTCCACAGTACATGTTCATGAGGGTCGCCATTGGTATTCACGGTGATGATATTCCCGCCATTCTTGAAACATACGATAAGATGTCCCAAGGTCTATTCATTCATGCGACACCAACACTCTTCAACGCGGGTACACCAAGACCGCAGATGTCTAGTTGTTTCCTGATTGCCAACAAAGAGGATTCTATTAACGGTATATATGGCACGTTGACTGAATGTGCACAAATTTCCAAATGGGCTGGTGGTATCGGTATGCACATCCACGATATCAGGGGGAATAAGTCTCGTATTAAAGGTACAAATGGTCAATCAGATGGAATCATTCCAATGTTACGTGTATTTAACGCCACTGTCCGTTATGTGAATCAAGCTGGTAGACGCAAGGGGTCTATCGCTGTGTATATTGAACCATGGCACACGGATATTATGGACTTTTTAGAATTGCGTCTCAACCAGGGCGACGATGAAGCGCGGTGCCGTGATCTCTTTTCAGCACTTTGGATTCCAGACCTCTTCATGAAGAGGGTGGAGGAAGGTGGTCAATGGTCTCTCTTCTGTCCAGACAAAGCACCCGGTCTCCCAGACGTAGTGGGTGAGGAGTTTGAAGCCCTCTACACAAAGTATGAAGATGAGGGTCGAGCCAATAGTACCGTACCAGCCACTGAGGTCTGGAAGGCTATTCTCAAGTCACAAACAGAGACTGGTACACCTTACATGCTTTACAAGGATGCGTGTAATAAGAAGAGTAACCAGAAAAACTTGGGAACGATTAAGAGTTCTAACCTGTGCACAGAAATCATTGAATACACAGACAAGGATGAAACTGCTGTGTGCAATCTCGCCTCAGTTGCTCTCCCAAAGTTTGTTGATAAGGAGAAGAAGACTTTCGACTATGAGAAACTTCACGAAGTTACAAAGACTGTTACGAAGAACTTGAATAGAGTTATTGATAGGAACTTCTATCCCGTTGAGACTGCACGAAACTCTAATATGAGACATCGTCCTATCGGTCTTGGTGTTCAGGGTCTCGCGGATGTTTTCATTCTCTGTCGACATGCATTTGATTCCGATGAGGCTAAGGAAATTAACTCTCGTATTTTTGAGACAATGTATCACGCCGCACTCGAGGCGAGTTCAGAGCTTGCAGAAATTGACGGCTCATACGAAACATTTGAGGGATCTCCAACTTCCCAGGGTATCCTACAATTCGATATGTGGGATGGGGATACAAAGCTTCATTATGATTGGGACGCAATGCGTGAACGCGTGAAGACGAAGGGTCTTCGCAACAGTCTCCTGATGGCGCCTATGCCTACAGCTTCTACCGCCCAGATCCTAGGCAATAATGAATGTTTTGAACCGTACACAACTAATATTTACCTTCGACGCACCCTAGCTGGTGAGTTTGTTATTGTAAACAAACACCTCGTAGAAGACCTCAAGAGTGTTGGTCTATGGTCTAAAGACATGAAAGATATGATGGTAAAGGCAGGTGGTTCCATTCAAAATATTGTAGACATCCCAGATGACATAAAAAAACTCTACCGCACAGTTTGGGAAATTAAAATGAAAGATGTTATTGACATGGCTGCCGACCGTGGTCGTTTTATTGATCAATCCCAAAGTATGAATCTATTCATGGAAAGTCCAACACTTTCAAAACTTTCATCGATGCATATGTACGCGTGGAAATCGGGTCTGAAGACGGGTATGTATTATCTTCGGTCAAAGGCGAAAGCTCGTCCAATTCAATTTAGTCTAGAACCAGATTGTGTAGCTTGTTCAGCTTAAAGTTTAAACTATTAATTATCCCAGTACTATGTCTAAAATTACCGACGTTATTGAGACTTTAAACATTTCTCAGTTTAACAACAGAAAGATTGTCCTGTCCACAAAAGAAGGTGGTCTTCTGAAAATTCAATTCCCCCGTTTATACATGCCATTTGGGGTTTCGGGGTTTACACCAGAAGTCGGTCCAACTAAATATAATATTGATCTAGCTCTAAAGGGTTATGATGAAGATGGTTCCTATATTAAAAAATTTTACGATTCGCTAAGGATTATAGAGGATAAGATAATTGATGCCGTTGTCGAACAAAGTGAAGATATTTTCAATAAAAAAATGACTAAAGATGAACTTGAACCAATGTTTAATTCTAATATCAAAGAGGCTCCGGATAGAGAACCAAAGTTTCGTGTAAAAGTTGACACAGATCACAATGAGATGATAAAGGCTTCTGTATATGACGCGAATAAGAACCCCGTTAAAACAGAGGTTTCGAATGGTCTCTATGCAAGAAATAGTGGACACACTATTGTCGAACTCAACAGTGTATATTTCTTGAACAGAAAGTTTGGATGTACATGGAAACTTAATCAACTCATCGTATATGAACCCCAAAATCTCAAGGGGTTTCAATTTCAACTCTAATGATTTTTATTTAAAAGTAAAATATGATAAATAATTTGAGCCTCCTTAAGCAGTTTTCCTTTCACCCTGGTAAACTCCTTTGGGTCTAGACCTAGTTTTATCTTAGCTATTCGCACAGATTCATCCCACTTGATGAGAGACATTCTTATTGTAAGCCTACATTTTCTTGATGAGCTTTTTATAAGCCTTTGTACCTTCCTTGGGTTGAAGTTTGAACTTACCGTCCTTAGCCTTGAAGACATTAGTGAGGTGCTTCTTCCCTTCCTTCTTCATACGAGAAAGCGCAGCCTGTTGAGCCGCGACACTTTTAATCTGACCATCCTTGGGATCCAACATGAGACTCTTTTTGGTGAGACCACCCGCGGTTTTGTCAGCAGTTCCATGGAAAACTTGAGCACGGGAGCCAATCATTTTTATATACATTAAGCTTTGAAAATTTTCTTGATGTCAAGAATTGAAATTTTTTCTGAAGTTCTCTTTACTGGAATTTGTTTTTCAATTCTCTCGTCATTGAGGACTCTAGAACATACGATGGATTTATGTCCTTGAAGGGCCATCATCTCTTCCTCCACGCTTACCAAAGTGTCCGTCTCTCTATAGACAAGTTTCTTAACATAAACCTGGTGTGTCTGACCTGTCCGATGACTTCGACCAACTGCCTGGAGTTCTGTCGCGGGATTCCATGACGGAGCGGTAATATAAACACGTGTAGCTTCTTGGAGATTGAGACCTTGACCACCAGACTTGATTTGAATAATAAACACAGCACCTGGATCAGCCTTTTTAAACATAGTGATCTGACGATCTCTTTCCTCTTTGGGCACCGAGCCATCAATACGAAAAACCTGACAGTCCAATTGTTGTTGTATATAGTTCATCTCCCCTACAAACTGACAAAAGACGAGAGACTTCTCGTCTGGGTGAGACCTGATCAAACGAAAGAGGGTCTCCATCTTATTAGATCTTCCAACCCATTCTTCAGCCTGTGTACCACTTTTTTTTGCAATACCATCCAAATACATTTGCGGCCAAATCATACACTGCCTCGCGCGGAGGAGACACTCCAAAATGACCATGTTTTTAGAATTGATACTAATTGCATATTTAAATGCGTCTCTTATCGTATCTTGGGCATCCTGAAAAACAAATTCGTACAATTGTCTCTCATCTGGAAACATATCGAGCTCAACATTCTCGAAGTAGCAATCAGGTAATCTGAGACGTTCATTGATTTTTGCCAGGTCATCTTTAGTCCTTCGGAGAATGTATATATCCTTGATCTTATTGGTCATTCCCTGAACTAGGGACTTCTCAATACCAAGGAATGCACATAGGGAAACAAAGTCTTCCATAGAATTGAAGACTGGTGTTCCAGTAACAATCCATTTGATTGTAGTCTTCAAACGACACACACTCTTGAAAAGTTTCGATTTTTTGTTGCGAATCTCATGAGCTTCGTCGAGGATAATTCGATCCCACACCTTCATATGCATAACTGTCACTTCGTTTGTAGACAGTAGGGAATACGGCGCGATGACGATGTCCGCCTCTTTGAGACACCTCTTTGGACCATCGAAGACGTGTACACTCAATTGAGGAGCAAACTTCTCTATCTCATTCACCCATTGTGTGATAATAGATTTAGGTACGACGATGAGAGTACTTTTTTGGGGGTTCCCCAACATGGTAGAAACCATTTGTACAGTCTTACCTAGACCCATTTCGTCACACAGGAATCCACCCTTTGGACCAGATTCCTGATGTTCCATTGTGAGCATCCAAAGGACACCCTCTCTCTGATACGGAGCAAAAAGTCTACCATTGAGATTATCTTTAGCGCGATTGTATTGCTCTTCAATCTTCATAATAGTAGTCTTCGTCGGAAAGTACTTCTATTTCACAGACAACTGGTTCAACTTCCTTTTTCTTACGAGTTTTCTTCAACTTAGGTGGTGGAAGTTCATCTATGTGTTCCCTAAAATATAGAACTTTCTTCCAAAATTCGTCCATGATTGGGAGGTAGGTCTTGAACCATTCACGATCCCTCTTTACGTTGACTACATCAAACTCTTCCGGCTTAGGCCAGTTAGTATAGGCAGGTTTGTACTGGATGAAGTCAGCTTCTTCCAGATCTAAGATCTCCATACAGAGCTGTAGCTGTGGCATATAGTGTACTGGGACTTCCCCTGGGATGATAGCTCTCTGCGGAGGGCATTTGATCTCTACAAGCTTACCCGATTCAGAAACACCATCTGGACTTCCACCAAGCCATTTGTGCACGGGGTGGGGACATAACCCCAATTCATGTACTACTTCCCCGTGCCTCTCTTCGTATAGAATGCGAGCTTCGTCCTCATATAACTCACCGTGACGAGTGGCTGCATTTCCAGTAAACTTTTCCCCAAGACCGCATTTTTTGAGTAGAAGGTCTTCGGGTTTCTCGTATGGGTTTTTTCCGATACACGTAGCACAATCAGATGCTGTAAGCATGTTGCCACGAAGAGCAAGCCATTCCTCGCTCTTCTGGGCAGCGAACTCAATTTCGAGTAGGGCTTCAACATTCGGATGCATATTAACTTAACATTGTGGGCAGTTTTTAAGTAGGATACTTTCATTTCTTCTCCATAAAGTTCGGACCTTTTAGATGGTCGAAGAATTGACTAGCTGCATACTGCTCAGCCTGTTTCTTACTCTTGGCATACCCTCTCCCCCCGAAACAATTGTTTACATAAACGTCTATGAAAAATGTAGAGTTCTCATGACCAACTACACGATACTCCGGTAATGGGAAGTTCATAACTTGACAATACCTCATCAGGTGATCTTTAAAGTTATCATCTATCATAATCGCGTTAAGATCTACATATTTCGGGTCGGTGTAAATACGAAGTATAAACTCTTTAGCATGAAGAAGACCTAAATCCATATAAATCGCACCCACGAGAGCTTCGAAAACATCTTCTAAAATCTTTGGATTATTATTCCATCCATTACGCATCCCCTTTTCATCCATGATAACAATTTCGTTTAAACCGAGCTTTTTTGCTATATCAGCGAGGGTTTCTGAACGAACGAGTTTTGTACGAGCTTTAGTGAGGAATCCCTCTTGCCTCTCCTCGTAACGATCAAATAGAAACTTTGTAATTATAAATCCTAATACAGAATCACCCATAAACTCGAGGGTCTCAAATGATTCGGTAAGTTGCTCATATTCTTTCATGGATGATTTATGAGTAAATGCCTTTTGGTACAAAGATACGTTCTTAATCTTTGTACCAATAAGTGTTTCAATTTGTTGTTTTGTAACAAACATTATGGGTTTATTTAAATAATGTATTATTTTTTTAAGCCTTTACAGGTTCCTTCTTCACGTAATGGGGAGAGAGGTACTTTTGGAGGTTAAGATAAGTGACAATAACGTCAGCGGGGGGTTGGAGGAGATCCTTGAGCTTATCGTCGAGGATAAGCTGGCGACCGTTATCGGGGTGTTTGAGACCCTTTTCAGTGATGTACTTGTTGACGAACTTAGTGACCTCGGAGCGAGAGATCAACTCTCCTTCGGGAAGCCCGAGGAAATCGCGCAACTTAGGTGTGATTTCTTGTTTCCGATTGAAACCGTTGTTCGCGGATCGAGCCTTGGCCTTCTCACCATCTGGATCTTCTTGGGTATTCTTCACCTTACGGACAATCTTTGTGAGAGCCTTGACATCGGCACGGAGAGCAGCAATTTCAGTTTGAATGGTTTCAAGAGACATTATATCTTTCTTACTATGGTAATCTTTAAGTCATGAAAGAGATCAAAATGAGAGCACTTACAATTAAAAAAATTATCATATATTCCCATTGATTCATTTCTCTTGGTGGACGATCTATAATTCTAAAGGGTTCTCTTGAATCGCGGCTATTTTGACCAGGGCATCCACCTGCACAACAGTCACGTGGACATGCTTCAATACGAGGACCTCTTCGTACCCCACAGAACTGACTTCGTTTGGTATCGTACACATCAGAATAAGCGTAACATCTACACTCGTCGATTATATTGCAGACCATATTATTATGTAACAATATAATAATGGATACCAATTTATATTCCGAGTCTACTGTTGAAAAGTATTTGAATCAGAACCTGTTTTTCAAAGATCCGAAAATGAAAAAGTATTTCGATCGAAACTTACAGAGGGATCTTGGTAAGTTTCGGAATCAGGCACATAGCAAACATTCTGATAAGAGTTTTGAACAGATGATGTACGTTATTGTTACAGATTCTATACGTGGTATCATTATTGAAACAATAGGTGAAATCACAACTTACATGAAAACGATGGGTGATCTAATTATAAGTGGTGGAGAGGCTTTTAATTTGTACATGAAATATGAAAATCGTATAATCACCAGTGATATTGATGCAAAGTTTGTACCAAAAATACCAATTAACCCAAAATTTTTCGGTAAACTTCAAGCCATTAAACTTTTATTATGGGAAAAACTTGGTGAAACTGCCAAGAAATTAAACATTCGTATACGAAATCGTATATTGAGTCAGCGTGAAAAGCATCCTAAACTTTTCAAGTTTTTAGGCATAGGTTTTAGAAATACAGGTCCATTTGTAACGAGGAGATATACTCTTATCAAAAAAAAGAAATCCAGGGACAATAAAAATCCGGGAAAATCTGACGTGTTCATTGATGTAGAATTATTTGCACTTGATTTGAACATACGATATTTCTCACCGGCGAGTGGAAAGATAGAAGATGTCACAATGGGGGGTATACTCGACATCCCCTTCATGAGACCAGACGAATTTGGTTATGAGGTGGCAGCTTCAAAACGTAAGGGTATTACATATCGCGATTTATATACCGGTAAGCTAGTCAATAATAAGAATGTATTCATAGCTAGCCGAGAGTTTTTAATCGAGGACATCTATTTGATGCAGAAGCTCAGACTTCGTCCAGAAAAGAAAGAGAAGGATCGCCAACGTCTTGTAAAACTTTCGCAGCTATTTATTAAAAATGTAAAAGCTAATGAGACGATGGAAGATATATTTAAACGTGTTAAACCTAGACTTACGAAAATCGGTAGTAAACCTAAAAAATACGAGAATGTATCGGTACCTATAAAGAAAGCTATGAATGTAAACCCGTATCAATATAATAATTATACAACAGAACCATCCAAAGACAAGTTGTCAAAACAATTTGTATATGGCTTAAACCCCGTTGTTAAGAATACTAAAGTAAATGGTTATGTGAAGTCGGGTGGTAATCAGAGATTCAATTTAAATACACTAAAGTGGACAAATGTAAACAATAAGTCTTATGTAAAAAATGAATATAATCTCAGGCCACTGAATACCCAGAAACTCCCCAATAAGTTTCTTGTCGATAAAACACTTTACGGGTACAATCCAAATAGAAATCAATGGGTCTCTAAAAAGATACTCAATAAATCCGCATCTATTCCATTTGTTGGTTTAAAGAAATAGCATGTATTTTGTATATAAAATGATCTACAATTCTCCAATTAAGGGTGAAGATGGTCTCTATTTTGTGAAGGCTCTCAATGATTCCAAGAGAAAGTGTCTTGTTCAGGTTAACAATGTTACTGTTTCTGATGTATCAGGGGAAATTGTATTTGATCTAGTTAACGAGGCTAATATTAACAAGATTAACACAATCGATACCCTCAATCTCGAGGCTGCCCGTGACAATTCTAAAACCTGGTTTGGGAAAGAACTTTCTGAAAATGTCATCAAAGGTGCATACACCTCCAGTGTGGTAGACAAACAAATCACAGGCGAACGCATTGAAAATACCAGAGTTTTCAACCAGGGTCAGGAGCATGTCGACTTCGATTCTGTGCAAGTTGGTAAGTCATGTGATGTCATCCTCGAATTTGCTGGTATTTGGTTTGCCAAGAAATCTTTCGGTTCTTCTTGGAATGTTGTCCAGATCAGGACTCACCCAGAGCCAATTATGGATACATATCCAGAAGAATATGCATTTGTCGATGAAATTGAGGAGACCGTTGATGATGTTACCCAAGAAGAAGAAATTGAGAACATCGAGAAATAAAAAATTTGTTTACCATATATAAAAGATGATGAAGAAGGGTCGTGTCCAAAACCTTATGATGGTAGCCGCGGTCGCCGTTCTGGTATACCTCCTTTTTACCATGAACAATAAGTCTCAGTATTCTATCCAAGAGCGTGAATATTCCACTATTCAAGTAGCCCCAACTGCGGGTCTATCCATGGGTCCAGGTCAGAACGGATGTGGTATGGATCGGGGTGTCGGTCTCGCCTCGTCTCTCCTCCCCCGCGAGGTTGCCTCAGCTGAAGATTTCGGAGAGTTTGCCCCAGAAGACATCCTCGCTGGTCAAAACTTCCTTGAGCCCCGTTCGCAGATTGGTTTCCCCGAAACCGTTGGCGGTGCTCTTCGCAACGCTAATCAGCAAATCCGTTCGGACCCACCCAACCCTAAGCAGCCTTTTGTGTGGAACAATTCGACTATTGTACCTGATATGATGCAGCGCGATTTATGTTAATTAACACTTAAAGATTAGACGTTTAAATTTAATAACAACTATGTCAGTACCCACCGAACTTTCCGACAATGTCGCCAAGCTCGTTGAACTTTCAAAACAACTTTCCGATGCAAAATCTGATATCAAAGTCCTCAATCAAGAAGAGAAGCGCCTTAAAGAGACTGTTAAGAAGCATATGATGACCCAGGGTATTGATACCATTAACCTCAGGAAAGGAAAAATTAGTATCCGTAAATCTGTCAGGAAGTCGGGAATGAATAAGGATGCCGTTAAAGATGGTCTTATGGTTTTCTTCGGTGGTGATGAAACTAAAGTTGAAGGTGCCCTTAATGCTATTAAAGATGGTCTTAGAGTGAAGGAGTTTACTTCCCTTTCGTTAACCGGTATAAAAGATAAAATCGATAAAGAAGATAAGTAAATAACAATGGTTTGGAGCCAATACGTATACGAAGCCACCAATGGATTTGACCCTGATGTCAGTGATGACGAGGGGTTGGATAATGAAAACACTCCTCTGAATATCGAAGACTGGGAAGTCCAATACTCAGACGAACTACGGCACATGTGGAATAAGATCAATACACTCTTGTATGATGCCAGAATTGAACACACCGGGCATTTTATTGACTTTATTGAGTTTTGTTACATGGAACATGATATAGACTTGCCACGTACGACATGGGAATACCAGGAGCAAACAATGTGGTACGAACAACGACTTGCTCATATTTGGAGAAGTCTCAGGTGTAGTATAAATGATAATGGTCTCCACGGAGAAATGATGAGAGGTGCATCGTTTTACCACTTCGTCGACTTTTCTAAAAATTTTATGTGTATATATTAACCATGCTCCCCGATATCACTTCTCAGAAAGTCGCTATCCCCGCCGCCCTTTTTCTTGCACTCAGCCCAGGTGTACTCGTTACCACTGCAGGCCGAAATGTAAAGTTTATGAACGGCAAAACCAACCAAATGGCTGTTTTTTTCCATGCACTCGTGTTCTTCCTTGTGTACAGTCTCATCGCCAAGGCTATGGGACTCGTTCTCACACAGACCGACATCCTCATAACCACTTCACTGTTCATCGCGCTCAGCCCTGGCCTCCTTCTTACCATCCCCCCCGGTTCGGGTGGCCTCCTTCGCTCGGGTCAGACCAGCATTCCCGCTGCATTCACTCACGCGATTGTATTCGCGGTGATCTTCGCGCTTTTGCGTCGCCAATTTCCTCAGTTCTATTAAGTAAGAGGATGAAATATCTCATTTTAGGACCCGCATCAATGGGTATTTATTCTATGATAGGCACTCTAAAAGCGCTGGAAAGTAAACTCGTTGATGTCAAAGAAATATCCGGTTCATCCGCTGGTTCTATATTAGCATTATTTTTAGCTTTAGGGATGTCGGTTGATGAAATCTCAGATATTGCATTATCTTTGAATGTTCCTGAATTTGTTAAATTACGTATAGGGTCTTTCTTTAACAAATTTGGTTTTGTTGATTTAGAACCTATAAGTGATAAACTTGTCAAAATATGTGGATGTAACCCAACATTTGAAGAGTTGGATATGAAAATATATATATCTTGTTATTGCTTAAATACATCAACTACAGAATATTTTTCAGTAGATACCTACCCTAAAATGAAAGTGATTGATGCCGTGTGTATGAGTATGGCTATACCTTTGATATTTTCATCAGGTAAGTATGACGGGAAAACGTATATAGATGGAGGGACACAGGAAGAGTATCCATTGACCCCATTTTTAGATAAAAAGCCACATGAAGTTGCATGTATAAAATTAAAAATTGAAAAAATATATCGACAGGAAATTGAAACTCCTAAACAATATATAGAGTCTCTTATAAGGTCATCTATTTCAAACCGAATTGAGTATGATCAGCATATACAAATGATTGAAATAAATATTGGTAGCACTAATATTTTTGATTTTAATATGAGTTATGAAGAAAAGCTTAAATTATACAACACGGGATATTTAACATTATGAACATTTTTTGTTAGTTTAATATATAATGGTTGACGTGTGTGATCCAGACGCGGACATACAAAATCTTAGACAGTTGATTAAACTGAACACTGGAATTGAAATTAAACTAACAAAAAATGAAATGTGTCAGGCGTATAAGGAAATACAGAATAAGAAACTTCCCCTTCCACCTCTGATTATGACATCAGATCGCACTTATCTTATCGATAAGAATTCACCCCTAAAGCCTGCAGACTATGACCTTCTATTCGATTCGGGTACTAAGAGAGTAGTTCTTAAGAGAATCGCTCGAAAGGTTGATCTCAAAAATATAGAACAGATGACAAAAGCTCAGGTTGTTAGGGCTATTGGTAAACGATTAAGATATATGAAAATTCGTGAACCGGTTCAATTAGCCAGGAAGCGTCGGATTTCTTCAAAAATTACCACAGCAGTGAACAACTTTAACAGCACAGCAGTGAACAACTTTAACAGCACAGCAGTGAACAATTTGAACAACACCAGCCGTGTGAACAACTTTAATAACACTAGCCGTGTGAACAATTTGAACAACACCAGCCGTGTGAACAATTTCAACAACACCAGCCGTGTGAACAATTTGAACAACACCAACCGTGTTAACAATTTGAACAACACCAACCGTGTTAACAATTTGAACACAGCGAGGCGTAACAACAAACCTAGTATTTTTAAACAGGGTGAAAAGCCAGGCTTTCTGCGTAGTAAGAATGACCGAAACACATCTAACATAGATAAGGTAACATTTCCCAAAAACGTCTTTCAACGGGATATGAAACCAAAGTTTTTAGGTGGAAATGTAAGTGCTGTTAAAGCACCAACTAAAACAAATAAAAATAAAAATTTTATTCCCATGAACAAGTTTAACCGTGAAAAACCCGGTTATGTTTTTAAACAGGGAGAAAAGGGATTGGGTTACTACTTAAATATAGGTCGCGTTCAGGGACCACAACTACCAGAAGACTCTGGTTCCCAACCAATTCCAACTACACAAAATATGTCTACTAATTTGGCTATTGCAAGGATTAAGAAACTTGGACTCCGAAGTGAAAAAAAGTTTCTTAACAAATTAAATACAACGGATAAAAGAAATCGTATAGTTCGTGAAGCTGAACAGGCCTTAAAAGATGAAGATGATTTTGTAAAGTTTTTGAATAGTCTTAACCTCAAAGAAGTTAATAAGAATTCATTTATCAATCGACTGAAAGGGGATGATATTAAACAGTTGCGTGTTCAAGCGCAATTGAAAGCAGATGAACTTTCCAACGTCATTAGATCGAGTGAGGATAAAATGACGATGTTTTTAAACACCCTCTCATTGAATAACACCGAAAGGCGACTATTTATAAATCGTGCTAAGAAGGAAGAGTCTAACGTTAATTCTCTCATAGAAGAAGCGAAAACTCTCAACAGTACTAAACGTATGGAACGTACTGAAAAAAAAAAGTTTGAGTTTTTGGAAGTTCTTAAAACCTATAATCAGTTGAGCCCCGGTGATAAACAGTTTCTTATTGAAGAAGTCGGCGAGAAAACTAATGTTACTTCTTTTAGAAAACGAGTGGAAGAGTATATTGCTCGAAAGGTTGATGATAAAAAAAATATGGTTCAAAGAAACCTTCTCTCATTCCTTACACCTTTGAAAATTAACCAATCAAATAAGAATACCCTCATTCGAAAGTTTAAAAATGATGAGATGAACGTGAATGCTATAAGAACAGAAGCTCTCAAACTTCAAAACAAAAAAACGTCCACAAACACAGAAACTCTTCGTACTAAACTTGGAGTACGTCTTAACCAAATTGGTCTTAACCAATTGAATAAAAACACTTTCATGCAAAAATTTAGAAATGGAAATAGAAATGTGGATGAACTTATTGAACAAGCTAAACAGATGAAGAAGACTCGAAACGATGAAAAGTTTAACAAAAACAAGAGAGAATATAGTGCGTTTTTGAATACTTTACCAGATCTGACTACTACCGACAAGATTTCTCTAAAATTGAACGGTAACACTAACCGCGAAAAAGCTAAGTCTCTTGCGAATATTAGAAAATCTGAAAAGAAAAAGAATGATCGAAATTCTCTCACACAATATGTGAATACCCTAGGTCTCAATATCACCGATAAAAATACAATACTTTCAAACTATGATGCAAATACACTCACTTTGAATGCACTCAAGAACAAAGCTAACAGGCTCAAAGATAAAAGATTTGAGGAGAAGAAAATTGTAAATAAAGAAAGTCTTAGTGAATACCTAAAGTCTACAGATTTGTCAAATGAGGCAAAATCTAATATAATGACACGTTTTGAAAGGAACGTTTCTAATTTGAAAACTCTCAAATTGGAAGTTAACAAAATGGTAAAAAATATCACAAATACAAGATTGTCACGGAATAAGAAAAACTTCACAAACTATGTGAAAACTACATTACTTTCACAAACTGATCAAGATGCTTTTGTTCGACGTCTCAATACAAATGATGTAAACATATCAACTTTACGCAAAGAAGTTGACGCGTTGATATCAAAAATGGTTGTTAATCAACGATCTAAAAATAGAGACGAAATCGAGGAGTATATAAAGACATATAATTTGAGTAATCAAAACAAAATTAGTATACTTTCAAAGTTTGACGCGAATAACAAGATTACAATTGATAGTTTGAAGCTCGAAGTGACTGCTACACTCGACACTAGAAAACGTGAAAAGTTAAATACCAATTCCAAAAGTCTCATGTCTCATATGAACAGTTCAGGTCTTAATGCGACTATTAAGAAGACTCTATTAAACAAATTACCCCAAGAAAATATTGAATCTTTAAAACTTGAAGCCAGTCGAATATCTGAAAAGATGCGATCGAATGCAAAGATCCAAAAGAATCAGAATATTAACAAGTATATGAACAGTATCGGTCTTGATACTACCAATAAACGCAATATAATCGGGAAGAATCTCCCACTCAACGAAGGAAAGAAACTCGCCAATCAGACTCTTCAAAGAAAAATATCGGAAAAACAGGCTAAAAATAGAACAAAGTTAAATCTTCATCTTTCTGAAATTAATCTTACGAACGAGGAAAAGAAGCAATTTTTTAACAATCTCGACAAAAATATAAACATAAACACCATCAAGACCAAAGCGAGTAGTTATGCGTCTAAAAAGAAGAGAAACATGAGAAGTAAAAATGCTCAAGAACTTGTAAAGTTTATGACTGAACAGGGGTTAACTCAAAATGAACAGGCGCCTTTCATAAACAAAATACTTCAAAATAAGGATGATCTACTTGCATTGAAAAAGGAGGCTACCACTTTAATGAATACCAAACTCAAAAATATTAGGAGTTCTAAAAGGCGTGAGCTTGTCGAATATCTAAGTTCGTTGACACTAAACAAAACTAATATCGAAGGCATTCTTAAGAACTATGATACCACAAACGTAAATGTAAATGTTCTTAAGAAACGGGGAAGTGGTATAAATGGAGCTAGACGCCGGGAGTTATATGCTAGAAATGAAGGTGAGTTTTTGAATTACTTAAATAGTCTTCAGGAACTGACACCAAATAATCGAACGGAGATTTCATCCAAACTTGATGGATTTTTCACAAATTGGGAAGCTATAAAAAAGAAAGCTACAAATCTTGCAGTTCAGAGAGGTAGCGAAAGAAGAAACGTAGATCGCGAGGAACTTTCTCTCTACATGTCGAAACTTGGGTTAAACCAAACGGTGCAACGTGGTTTGATGAAAAACTTTGATGACAATCTGAAAAACAAGAATGTGATACGCCAAGAAGCGTCAACTATCAAAAATCAAATGATTCGTAATAAGATTGCTGCGAATAGAAAGGTCTTTACGAACTTTCTCAATACACTCAGTCTTAACAACTCCGATAAGAAAACTGTTATTGAAACATATAATAATGGTACTGTGAATATGAATACTTTAAAACAACAAACTAGTGCTTTAGAGGTTAGGAGAAAGAAAGAAAAGCGTCAAGAATTATTTGTATATGTTACCGAATTGAAACTCGACGAAAATGACAAGAAGCTTATACTCTCGAATTACGATGCTAACCCAAAAAATATAACCAACCTTAAAACCAAGGCTAATGAACTCAAGATATCTCGAAACAGGGAAGAGAAGGAAAAAATTAGACAGGAATTGAAAAAGTATATCAATACGTTGAATATGCTCAACAACAATAACAAGAAGACATTATTAAGTAATACAACCAAATCACCACAAACTATAAAGGCTGAAGCCAATTCTTTACATACTTTCAAGAAAACTGTAAAGAAAGAATCAAATAAATCAACTCTTCAACAATCTATTAGAGATTTACCAGAAGAAAAGCAAAAATACCTTTTAAACAAGTTTGACACTAGAAATGTGACACTAAATTCCATAGTAAGTGAATCTAATCAGATTAGACAGAAACTGAAAGAGGAAAAGCGAATTCTTGAACGTAAAAACTTGTATGATCATTTGGATGCCTTGAACTTAAATGTGGTGGATAGAAACTCTATAATAAATAAGTTCAATAAGGCTAATGGTAAGGTCAACACGTTAAAAAACGAAGCTATCAAATTAAAAGAACGTAGAGTTTCTGAAAAAAATAGTACGAACAAGAAAAGTTTAAGTGACTTTTTGAACACTTTGAACTTAAGTGCTACAAATAAAACAGCTATACTCGATAAGTTTAATACAAACAAAAACACAACTATATTTTCACTCGAGACGAATGCCAGACAGTTAGAAAAACAAAGAAAGATAGAAAAACGTTTATTGAATCGTCAACAATTGATTGATTATGTTTCAAAATGGGAACTCAATAACACTGATACTAAAACAGTTTTAAACAAGTTTAATAACGATAACAGTGTAAGTCTCATTGATGCACGAAAGGTTGCCGTACAACTTCTCAATCAGAGAAATATGGAAAAGACCGCAGCAAATCGTGGTGAACTTTCAACATTTATGAATACACTTTCTATAACCAATACTAATAAGAGTAAAATTTTGAAAAGTTTCGATAGTAAAGCTGGAACCTTCAATACTCTAAAGACTAAAGCCACTAACCTCAATTACCAAATTAGAAGAAAGGTCACTGAACGTAAAGAGATTTCGAATTACATTAACAAATTGGGAGTCAACGGTACACAACTCATTAAGAAGTTTAATAACGGTCGATCTACTCTAAACAAACTCAAGGTTAATGCTAAAAAAATGCGAGATGTTGCTAATGCTAAGATTGTCGAGAGCAAACGTGATGATATCCGTAAGTATATGAGCAACACAAAACTAACCAACGTTAATAAGAAGTCATTCATTGAGCGTATTGAACTCAATACAAATATAGACATTATTAAACGGGAGGTCAAGGGATTAAACGCTGTGCTCAAGGGTAAAAACGACGAGGTTTCTAGAAAGAAGACCGAATTGAGTGTATTCCTCAACGACTTGAACAATCTCACATCTAAGCAAAGAACTCAATTTATTAAACAAATTACAGGTCCTAACACAAATGTTGAACAGATCAAGAGTAGTGCTGAATCTGTAAACCGCACCGTAAAAAATAAGCGCGTGGATCAAGAACGTGTGAAATCACAGAAAAGATTGGAACAAGAAGCCATAACTAAAAAACGTGACCAAAACAGTTTACAAAAACATCTCATGGGTTTGAATTATTTGACAAATGAGGAAAAGGTTGACTATATATCCAATTTTATGAAAAATAAGTCGACACTCAATACGGTGATCAATGCATCAAAAACTAAAAATAAAATCATTAAAGAACGTAAAACTAAAAATATTGAGAAAATTAAGATCCCGTTACTCAATAAAATAATAAACTCAGTTCCGGGTACTTTTGGTAAGTGGAGAAGAGAATGGGAAACTTCGATTCGAAAAGCACAGAATGTAGGAGAACTTACTAGAATTCAGTCCCTTTTAGATGAAAAGTTACAACTTCGAAAGAATATCGAAAATGCTAACATCAACGACGGTAAGAAACGTGGTCAACTTCGATTTGTTATGAAAAAGGATAATTCGATTGAAAAAAGACGCATTGAACTGACTAAAAATATACAAAATAAGAAGAATCGTATAGAGAAAGAATTAGCCAAAATTAAACCAATAACTTCTACTGCATTTGAACCAAATAATAACGTTTTCCCTGCGACAAATAACCCATTATTCAATGAACCTAAACGACCAACACTGAAAAATATAGGTAGGCGTGTAGTTCAAAACATAAAGGTCGAGAAACTAACTAACACCCTAAAAAAAGCAGCTGATATGGAGAAAAAACGAGAAGAAATGATTAAGTTACAAGGGGGTGAACGTGTTGTGGCTTCTCGTAAACTCGCCGCAAATGAAGGGCGTGATATGGGGAAAACAGGCGAAAATATCAAGGCACTTTTTGATAAGACGGTAGCCGCTAAGAAGGAAATACAATCCTTTAAGGGTGCAGGTGTAAAGAATCAGGATAGGTTTATAAGAAGAATCAATATGGGTGAGAACGTAACTAAAGTTTTGAGAGAAGCGCGTGTAAGGAACAGAAAGGGTATAGAGCAGATGTCTAAAACTAAAAAGGCTCTAATGGCAGCCTCTACTGCGAAGAAAAAGGAAATCGTAAAAACGGAAAATGTTAAAATCGCAATCAACAACACGGTGAATGCCAAGAATGAAATACGATCCTTTAAGGGTGCAGGTGTAAAGAATCAGGATAGGTTTATAAGAAGAATCAATATGGGTGAGAACGTAACTAAAGTTTTGAGAGAAGCGCGTGTAAGGAACATAAAGGGCATAGAGCAGATGTCTAAAACTAAAAAGGCTCTAATGGCCGCCTCTAAAAAAAAGTAGTCATCTATATAAATGAAGAGTAAGGTAATAATACCTCTCAGTAATTCTGGTATTATGAGTGCCCACGGCTATTCAGATGTTAGAGATAAATCTCGACTCGCTAGACATCGAGCTCTTGCGCGTGTTATGAGGGCGAGTGAATCACCTTTAGGTCTTTTTCGACGTTTGAATGTTTTAATGATTTTATTCAAACGGACTGACCCCAAATTGTCTAAAATATTTAAATCCGATCGTGATTGGGTAAAAGAAAAGTATATGTAACCTAAGTTGAAATTAAAAATGTATAAAAATAAATAAAAAATGGATCACCCCGACGACGACTGTACCGTGATTACCGACATGCCTCTCAGCGACGAGGTTGCCGATTTCATCGATAAGGGTCTTAATGGGGATGTGGATGTAAAGGAATGGTGTGACAATAACCTCGATAATATCGCAGAGATATATGAGAAGTACGGACATTCGTACATGTCATAC